GCCACGCGTCACAACCATATGCGTGCGGACATCGGCGTTTTGAAAGTCGACGCCGGTGCCGTTGGCGTTCGCCGCGGTATTGGCCGACTTGAAGCCAACGCCGTGCGTCATCCCATTTTTCATGTCGACGATAAGTTGCATAGCGAAAGTCCTAAATTAAAGCTGGCTTAACAGAATCACAAAAACGCCGCAAAACCTAGACGCGTTGGAGTTTGTCAATCCAAGCCAGCGTGCCCGGCCACTTGATACCGAAGTCTGCGACGCAAATAGCCCTCACCCAAGTTTGATCGTAGACAAACGGCGTATCACCTTGCGTGCCCAAAGCGAACTCCATCGCGCCGAACATGGCCAGCAAGCAAGCGGAGAATTGGCCGCCGATCAAGATCGTGTTGTTGGTCGATGAGCCCATTACCCGGTTTTTGGGCACTTGGTTGGACGTCGTGCACTTGTAGCCGTTGATGTTCTTTTGATTGACCGCGTCGCCCAAGGCGCGGAACGGGCTGAACGCAAAAGCGCCCTTGCCATCCGCGGCCGTGACGGCATCAACGCGCCTCTTCAATAGGGCGTAGTACAGCGACGGGACAGTCAGGAAGCCCTCGAATTGGCCGTTGGCTTCTTCGATCGCGCTGGGAAAACTGTAGATATCCCCCTCGCCGAGAATCGCGCCGCTATTGCCGGATGCGGCGGTTGTCGGCGTGATCGTCTGCACGCTCGGCGTGTTGATGATGCCAAGCGGCTTCGTGTCGCCGCCGGCGCCCTCGATGCCGGCCAGGTCGATCGTTAGAGCCAAAGTCGTCGCGAGGTCGCCGCGGGTAAGGGCCTCGGCCGCGGCGCCCGCGAACCGAATCAGCTCGTTCGGGATCTTCGTGAGGCCGGCGCATTTCTTCGCGCTCAAGGTGATCAGGCCGGTACCCGGTTGGCTCGCCGTGATCGCTTGGCCTTCGCCGATCCAATAGCCCGTGGTCGCGCTCGTCTGTTTCGGGTATTGCAAGCGGCCGGTCGGCGGCATCGGGATAATCGTCACGCCAGCCTCGGTCAACGCGGCGCGGTTGCGGAGCAACTCGACGAATTCGCCGCGTTCGGGCGGGCCGACCATGGCGCCGCCGGCGGACGAGTCGAGCCAACTCATGTCCTTGCGCGTGCCGCCTTGATAGTGTTTTTGGACGAGCCAACGCATTTCGTCGGGGTCGGCGTTCTCGACGCCGGCGTGAAAAAGAGACTTCATGCGGACGCCGAAGTCGCTATCGTTCGCCATGTCCTCGGGCAGAAGCGCCGTGCCGAACGGGGCAAGCGTCGTGCCCGGCTCGAAGCTGGCCGCGCCGCAGCCGCCGCCGAACGCGTTGGCGAGCCGCGTGTGAATGTCGAACTCGACCTTGGCGTGATCCCAGTTCTTCGTGACCATCGCTTGCAGCGCCCGGCCGATCCGCCAGCCGCGGCTTGTCAAGACCGATTCGCCCTTGCGGGCCGTCGGCAGGCCGAACACTTCGGAGGGCTTGGGCGTGTAGCCCTTGGTCTTGACTTCGATGATGTCGCCGGTTTTCGTGACCGCGTCCGGTTGTCCGAGTGCGGTCAAGCGGGCCTCGGCTTTGTCGAGGCGGTCTTGGAGTTCCTTGGCGGTCGGCGTGGCGACAGCGGTCATAACGAGAATCCTGTGAGTTGGTCAGCGGACGGCACGCAGCCGGGCCATACGCTGCAAACGTTCTTCGTGACGGACCTTTGATTCGAATTGGCGGATTTTCGAGAGCAGAAGCGACTTTTCGACCGCCGTCAGGTTGTCGTCTTCGTCGTCATCGTCTTCGGGGTCGTCGGCTTTCTCGATTTGCCGCTCTGGCTCTTTTTTGTCGTCGTCCTCCGGCTTCTTCTTGTCCTCGGGCTTCTTTTCCTCTTCCTCGTCTTCGAGGTCGACGTCCTTGTACAGCTTGCCGAACGCTTTCGCCATGGCGCCGAAACTCGTCTCCATAGTCCCCATGTGCTCGCCGATCAAGGCTTTCGCCTCGCAATCGTCGAGCGCACCGACGGCCTTGGAGCATTCGCCGTGCAGCGCCTTGAGCGCGCCGTGCATCCGCTTGAGCACTTGAGCGCCAAGGGGAACAGGGATTTCGTCGTCGTCTTGAGGTTCGTCGGCCATTGTCGAGCCCGTAAGCTTCGAGAAAACGGTTTGCAATAAGACCAATTGTGCGCGCAGGGAGGAAAATGCAAGCGCACGTCAGAAGGGCGGTAGCTCGGTTTCTCGGCTTGTGACGGACATGGTCGACCAGAATCGCAGCCCCTTGACCGTCTCGGGGCCGTCAGCGATTTCAACGGCAAGCTCGCCGTCTTCGAGCGTCAGCATAAGCCGGTCGCCGCTGCCGTATTCGGCCATGAGGTCGTTAAACCACTCGACGCGGGCTTCGCCGCCGTCTTCGAGGTCGTATTGATCGGCGATGTACTCCGCGACGCGGTCAGGCTCATCGAGCATGGATGTATCGATCGCGGCGAACTGCCCGGCGTCGAGATCGGGAACGAGCTGCACGCTTGATCCGTGCGACTCAAGGAAAGCATTCCATTTGCCGGCGACGTCTGCGCGCGATTCCTCGGGCACATCCGCAACCGCATTCGACAGTCGCGCCGCGTGGTCTCCGTCTTCGAAGTAGCCGGCCACGTGTTCGACGGGCATAAGCTCTACGCTGAATTTACCGTCAGGGATAACCGCGAAGCCGCTGGCATCGATCGACGCGTTCAGCTCGGCGGCCTTGGCCAAGTCGTTGCCGGCCGCCGCATAGTTGTTGACCGCTTCGAGGGCCTCATTGCCGATGTCCGCGTCAATAACGGTCGGCTTGATGCCGTTGTAAAAGACCCGCTCATCGCCGCCGACTGTTTCCAGCTCGGCGTTCAGCGCGTGCATGTCGTCGAGTTTCTTGATTTGCGGGATGATTTTTTCGAGGTTGCCGGTCAGGTCGTCGTCGTATTCGTCGAGATGGACGGGCTCGCCCGTGGCCAGAGAAATTACGTAGTCGCCTTCATCGCGGAGGGCAACATTCGCGGCCAGAATGGTATCCGGCCGCCGATCCGGCAAAGCTTCGCCCGCGTCGACGGCGCGATCATGGGCGGCATCGTCTTCCGTGTTGTCGTCGGTTTCCTCGGTTTCGTCGTGATCATCTCCCCCCTCGTGCTCGCCGGGCTTGTCGCCGAACCGCCCGTCCGTGGCCGGCGGATGCTTGTTTTCTTCGAACTCGGCAGCCTTCAGGATCGCCGCCCGCACGTCGTAATACTTCAGCGTGACGCCGTTGGCCCACGCCGCCGCGCGGGCCGCGTAGGGCTCAAGCGAGCGCCGAATGGGCTCAGCAAGCACGCGCCCACAGACAAGCGAGTCGATCGCCTTGCGGACCGCTTCCGGGTTGATGGGCAGGCCCACCCACGAGATTTCCAGCAAGTCGCATTCGAGCACATGAAGGCCCTTGCGGACGCCGGCAACGAAAATCGGCTGCACGCGATTGTTGTCGAAGGCTATCGAATTGGCGTTGATGATTCCTTCGTCGATCAGCCGGAAGATTTGCTCGGCTTCGAGCAGGCTCTGGGAAAAGAACGTGGTTTGCGTGGCGGCGTTGTCGCTCAAGATGACCGTATAGCTGCCAGCACCATCCACGGTCTTACCTATCGGGAGCGTCAATTGCTTGGCGTGGTTCCAAAAGACGACCGGATTCCGCTGATGATTGGCCGTGCGGATGCCGGGAATGTCGACAACGTCGCCAATGCGATCCATAGCATCGGTCGAGAAAACACACGTGGCCGACATGGTGAACGGGTCAACCGTGACCGATCGCGTTTCCATGTCGCGCGCGAGCGCCCCGCCGTCGAGATCGTAGGCGCGGGCGTCAAGGCTTGTTTGGGCGGACTGCATTGCGAAGCAACTCCAGCCCAACCGGGTCACTCTGAAGCCGATCGAGGTAGTCGGTCAGTTCCTGGTCAACCCGCTCGGGAATCAGCGTTTGCAGGGCCTTGAGCAGCGTCGTCGCTTCGGCGACTGCCGCTTTGAATTGGGGGAGTTCCATTGGGGGCCTCGGTGGGATTGACGGGAATCGCGTAAATGGGATGAGCCTTCATCCCCGGCGGTAAAAAGAGAAACTTGAGTCCAGGAAACTGCTTAGCAACTTGGTCGCAAATATGCGTTTTCGTAATGTCGTCAAATTGAAAATCCTCCGAAGTCGAGATTAGAAAAGCGACCGGGGAAAACTGGAAAGAGTCGACGCCGAGATCATGGAGCAATTCGTCGGGTGTCGTTGGTTTGGGGAGTTCCATTGAAAGGTTCCTCGGTGGGGAGTTGGCACAATTCGCACATCTTGCACCGCTGGCAGAGCGGGTACTCGCCGCATTCGCAGCGATGCGCGTCATTCACAGAAATTCGGTTTTCGCAGCCACGGCAGACTTCGAGTTCTTTTGGCATCGCTCAATTCCTGATCGGGAACGCGTGCCCGTTCGTTTTGGCCTTTTCGAACGCGTTGGCCAAATGCTCGAGGCGCAAGGCCTTGCTCGACGGCCGGGCGTTGTCCACGTGCGGATCTTCTTCCCGCGGCGTTCCCTCGGCTCCCGGGCGTTTGCCGCCGTCGCCGCCCCCCGTCGCCGATACGGGCGAATAGGACGCGTACGCCCGCTCCTTGGTCCACGGTTCGTCCAGGTGATCGAGCTTGCGAAGCTTGCGCATTTCCCCACAGGTGCGAACGCCCGCCTTTAGATCGTTGGCCACGATCTCCTCTTCGAGCGATTCGTCCGTGAACTCGGGCGGGGTGATGCGCAGGCTGATTTCCGGCCCCCACGCGGGCCGCACAATCTGTTTCTGCCACGTCCGCGCGATCTGCCGCACAACCGGCCCCAAGCTGAACAGGCAGAACGCCCGCAGCGACGAATAGAGCGTTGCGTAGCTTGTTGCTTCCTGGAGGCCGGCCACGGCCTTGGGAACGCCGAACGCGGCCAGGATAAAGTCGAGCACTTGCGACCAGCCCTCTTGCCAGGCCATGTCCGCCGGCGTCGTCGAGATTTGCTTCATGGTGTAGCCCACGGGCACTTGGAACAGCTTGCCGGCGTTTTTCGGGCCCGCGTACAGAATCTCAAGCTGCAAGCGATTCCTCTTGATCGTTTCCTCGTCCGGGTCCATCGCGTTGGGCATGGTGTTTTCCATGGCCATCGTCTGCTCACAGCCTTGGTGCATCGTCGCGTTGCGCGACTGGTCGATCGAGGTAAGCGTGTCGATCTGCTGGGAAATCGCGGTCATCACTGCGTAGCCATCAAATCGCAGGTAGGGGTGATGATTCTTCACCCTGACAACCTGTTCCGCGGGAATCAAGGCGCCGGCTGAAATCGTGCCCGTGGGCGGCATCGAGAGCATGCCGAACGGGTAGGGCAGCACACGATAGGCGCCGTGCGGGTACTCGGGCGAAGGCGGCATGGGCCAGCAATTGGCCGTCGGCAGGTTGTACAGCTCGCCGGGCTCGTCGCGCCCACTCGGGACGCTCCACGTGAGGTCCAGGCCCGTCAGGCTCAATTGCTGGACGCTCTGATACATCAAGTCGGCAAAATCGTCGATTGGGTTCGTTTCTTCGAAGAGCTGACAGGCTGGATCGTGCCAAGGGAGCTGCACTTCGCCGTTGGGCGCCTCCGGGTCGTCTGTCCGCTCGTACAGGGCAAACGAGCTGTCCATTGCGTGCCGGGCCAGCGTGTTGACCGCCAGGAACGCCGCCGAAGTGAAATGCCGGGCCAGCTCGCCAACGTTTTGGCTCCACTGGCCCGGGGCATATGACCGGAGCGTCGACAGCAACAAACCTTGGTCCCGCAGTGCCGGCGCGCTCGGGGTTGCGCGTGCAGATGTGCCAATCCAATCGTTAAGACGTGGGCGGACCATGCGTTCCATTTTGCACGGCGGGAGGGATTTGCAAGGGGGCGTCAGATCGCTACGTCGTCCCCAGCTGGCAGCGACGCGACCCGTCGTCTGGATCCGCCTGCAACGCGTCGCCAGCAGCTGGCAAAGACACGTCGCCAGCCGCGGCTAGCGACACGTCGTTCCGGACCTACCTCCCGAGGGGTCAATTTTGCGGCCGTAGCGCGCAAAAAGTGCCGCC